ATGGCAAATAAACAAAGAAAAATGATAGCTAACAATAAGAAGGCACGTCATGACTATTTCATAGAGGAGACCTATGAGGCAGGAATTGTCCTCACGGGTACCGAAATCAAGTCAGCACGTCTTGGTAAGGTCAGCATCAAAGAAAGCTACGCGCGAATCGAAAAAGAAGAGATGATGATATACGGAATGAATATCAGCCCTTATGAGCAGGGAAATCGCTTCAATGTAGATCCGCTCAGACCACGAAAACTTCTTCTTCACAAGAGGGAGATTCGCAAGCTAATTGGTGCAACCAAGCTAAAAGGTCTCACTCTAGTTCCTTTGACCATGTATATAAACGAGGCAGGCCTAGCGAAGCTAGAGATAGCTCTTGCTCGAGGCAAGAAGAACTACGATAAGAGAGACGCTATAGCAAAGCGCGATGCTTCAAGAAACATGGAGCGCGCAATGAAGCAGAGATAGATTCCTTAGCTGCAGGATGGAGGACTTGAGCCTGCGTAATCCTGTTTTGCTAGGGTATATCATATATAAGTAAGGCGAAGCTTTGACTCATGAACATGGGGATGTAAAGGTTTCGACGGGGGTGTAGAAGCCCGATAAGCGAGCCGTGGTTCCGGATCCACGTAAAAAGTCGGACGTTAAATATAAACGCTAAAAATAACAACAAACTCGCATTTGCTGCGTAATTAGCAGCCCGCGTGCCTATTCAGGTTCACCTACAGACCTGATGTCGGCATCGACTATGTAGGAAAACTTTGCGGTGAGGCCCGTAACCGTAAGGGACTAACGGGATAACTGTGGTAGTAGTCTGCTGATGAGCGGCTGCCACGGCGAAAAATTATTCATCAGCTGCGCTCGGAGAAAATCGAGTGGAAATGCTTTCGGACGCGAGTTCGACTCTCGCCATCTCCACCAAAACAAGCTGAACCGTTGAAATTTCAACGGTTCGTTTTTTATATATACGAATTATATACGAATTTTATCTAAAATTGATGTTGCTTTGCTTTCTTCTGCCGGATAAAAGTGGCTGTAAATATTTAGTGTTGTTGCGATGTCTGAGTGGCCGAGCCGTCTGCTTATCTCTAGTATATTGATGTCATTGTTGGCTAAAAGTGATGCATGGCTATGTCTAAAGTCATGGATCCTAATGTGGTGTAGTCCTGCTCGTTTTGCTGCCTCTTTGTTTACGTTTTCAACGCTAGTGTCACGGAGAGGATGAAGTCCACCACATATATGATAACTTGCATTAAATCCACTATACTGTTTGCACTGCTTGAAATGTTCTTCGAGGATGTCAGCTAACGGCTTTGAAACTTCCACAGTGCGATTGCTATTGATATTCTTCGGTGGCGTTTCCCTGTCGCCATTTCCAAGCTTTTGTGAAATACTTTTACTTATTGTAATCTTCCCATTGCGATAGTCGGTCCATCTCAATGCATGGATTTCGCCCTTTCTCGCTCCAGTAAAGTATGCCAGGGCGAAAAATACATAGTAATCGTTGTAGCTTCGCTCCTCTGAAATCACCTTAACTTCTCTTATAAACTTAATAAACTCTTCTTGTGTATAAAAAAGGATCTCTTTTTTCTTTTGATACGCATCCCTGAAATTACCTATCTTTATTAAAGGGTTTTTGTCTAGATACCCAACAGTAACGGCCCAGTTCAGCAAGCCCCTAAATGCTCCATAAATATTCTTTTTCATCGTAAAGGATAAATCCCTCGAACTGATGTCGTTCTTCCATGAGACGAGCTGTTTTGAGGTTAATTTCTTGAGTTTTACATTGAGAGGTCTTATATATCTGTTTAATATCTGTGCATTCTTCTTGAGCGTGCTTTCTCTTATCTCATGCTTTTTCGTTTCTAGATATAAGTCTATCAGCTCCGGCACAGTTAAATCGGACGACTCCTCTTTAGTGGAGTTTAGCATATAAGCTTCCACTTTTTTTGCCGACTCTTTACCATATGCAATGCGAGTGATGGTCTTGTACTGACCATCTTGAGTATAATTAACTCTTATAAGGTATTTTGTAAGTCCGTCTTTCTTTTCCTTTGTTTTATAAATTGGCATGGCAACCTCCTTGATTTTGGGTACAAAAATACCCCTCTATTTGACATTAAGGGGCTGCAATGGTACAATTTCGTTGTTCAGACAGGTTGTACCTTACAGCCTTATGCATTGCCCTCGGTTTCGGCTGAGGGCTTTGTTATTTTCTTTTAGACCTAAGATAAGCCTTGAATTTTTCAATCTCTTTTAATTCCTCTGTAGTCCAATTATCTTCATCGGACACAAGCTGTTCGATTGTAACGCCTAGAATCTCAGCAACCCTTTTGGCATTGTATATAGATGGACTGGCTGTGCCATCCTCCCACTTCTGAATTGTTGTAAATGATTTATATCCAAGATTTTCAGCTAGAGTCATTTGAGATACTCCTTTTAATCTTCTATAGTATCTAATTTTATCTTTAAACATTGCTAGACACTCATTTAAAACATTGAAATTGTTGAGTGGAACACACCAACACACTCGCCTATTACAGTCATTCCCTCGGCATCGGTTACAATCGGCTCATAGTCTACATTGCATGGGTTGAGTATGATTGTATCCTCTTGCCAGAATACTTTTTTGAGTACTGCCTCGCAATCTGAGTTTATTCTTACGGCATAAATTTTGCCATTCGTATAGTCATAAGTCTTTTTGATAAAAGCTAGATCACCGTTAAATATTCCAGCATCAATCATGCTATCCCCTCTAACACGCACGCAAAAATCTGCTTTTACTGAACTGTCAATAAAGAAATGTCCTTCGAAGTTCTCTTCACACCAGGTTCCTTCTCCGGCACAAATATCGCCTAGAATTGGTACAGGCTTTGACGCTGGAAACGAAATGTTTGTTATGCCTTCAAGGTCAGGCTCCGATGAGAGGTCTTCTAACCCTAATAATTTAGATGCTGTCAATTGGGCTTTCAATATTCTTACATGCTCATATTTATGTATCAATTCTCCTTCGGAAATTTTTGTCACTATTTGTTCATTTTTGTCAAGTATAATATAATCTCCATTATTTGCTTCTATTGGAGTATAGCCCTTCTCCTTAAGAAAATTTAACAGAAACTCGATAGTATCATAATAATAATCTATAATTGAATCCCCATCGTTGTTTATCCATCCCATTAAATATGCAGGACTTATTGCAAGAGCCTTTGCAATTAATTCAATTTTATCAGAAGGGATATTGGTTATTATATCATTTTCATACTTATAAATAGTTTGTTTGGTTGTTCCAATCTTATTAGCCAATGATTCTTGCGTCATTTTTAATAATTCTCGACATTCTTTTATTCGTTGACCAATACTCATCATTACACACCTCCTTGTTTGTAACCTTATAATATCACAAAAATGTTTTTAGTCAATAAAAAAATGACTTGACAAGTTACAAAATAGGGTATATATTCTAAGTAACTTGTAAAGTTACGGAAAGGAGGGCTCGAATTGATTAATGTAAATGCATTGAAAGGAAAAATTGCAGAGAGGGGCAAAACTCAAACTGATGTTGCAAAAGCAATAGGCATAGCGCCTAAAACCTTTTATGACAAAATGAGCAAAGGTGTTTTCGGTAGCGATGAAATCGAAATAATGATTGACTATTTGAGTATTGAAGACCCAATGAAAATTTTTTTTGGGAAATAAGTAACTTGTAAAGTTACGGAAAGGAGGAAAGATGAGATTTCCAAACGTGAGACCAGATGTAATGACAGCATTTGAGATGTATCACTCGCTAACATACTTCACGTCTAGCGATGTGAAAAAATTATTTGGATGTGCAGGGTCTACTGCAGCAAAGATTGTAAAGCTGACTCGCGATGAAATGACAAGGCGAGAAATCAAGATGTACTGTGAGCATGACAACTATTTAAACAAAGACGTCTTATATGACCTGGCAGGACTAGACATTAACAGCATAAACAAGTCATACAAGATGCTAGAAAGGAGGACACTATGAAAATTAAATCAATCATACCACCGACGCTCTTTATATCGACAGTACTTGCTTTAAACGGCATAGCAACGGCAATAGACACACCTCAAGTGTATCAGCAGACGGAATACAAAGTCGTTAGCAATATACAGATTGATGTAAAGGGAATCTCAAACGAAATGATTGACGATATAGCAACTAGAAGCGGTGTAGACCCTAACATCGTCAAGGCAATCATCAAAGAGGAATCAGGGGGAAACCCTAACGCAGTAGGTGATGGTGGAGAATCAATAGGCTTAATGCAGATACAACCGAAGCACCACAAGAAAAAGATGGAAGAACTAGGAATCGTGAGTCTATTCGACCCACAGGAGAACGTCATTTTGGGATGTGCTATCTTGTCAGACCTATATGACAAATACGGTAATTACGAGGACGCGCTATCAGTCTACAACAGCGGGAATACTGAGGACGGAAAAGCTTATGCAGAAAGGATATTGAGGAAGTAATGGACAAGAGCGCTTTGGGCTGTATCGCAAAAAATATGAAAGACGCTCCGAAAAGCGCCAATCAAAATCAACAACTTAATTATATCAAAAGGAGAAGAAAATGACAATCAAAATCAACAAGCTAGAAATTGAGAACGTAAAGCGAGTAAAGGCAGTAAAGATGGAGCCTACTGCAAACGGTCTCACAATCATCGGTGGAAACAATGGACAGGGCAAGACCAGTGTGCTTGATAGTATCGCTTGGGCACTCGGAGGCAACAAGTTTAAGCCTAGCCAGGCACAGCGCGAAGGCTCAGCGATTCCACCTAATCTGCACATAGTAATGAGTAATGGCCTTATTGTCGAACGTAAGGGCAAGAACTCAGATCTAAAGGTTATAGATCCAGATGGAAACAAAGCAGGGCAGAATCTACTAGACAGCTTTATAGATGAGCTTGCACTCAACTTGCCAAAGTTTATGCAGCAGTCAAGCAGAGAAAAGGCAAGCACATTGCTACAGATCATCGGAGTAGGAGAGCAGCTCGTGCTCCTCGAAAAGGAAGAGCAAGACACTTACAACCGCAGACATGCAATCGGTCAGATCGCAGACCAGAAGGAGAAGTTTGCCAAAGAGCAGGAATATTATCCGGATGCTCCAAAGGATTTAGTCTCTGCATCAGATCTAATCAAAGAGCAGCAGGAAATTCTAGCGAGAAATGGCGAGAACCAAAGGAAGCGCGAAAATCTTGTAAAAATACAGCACTTACACAAAGAGGCTACCAAAAATGTTGAAAGGCTGAAGCTTGAGTTATCCGAAGCCGAGACTAAACTTGCTAACGCAATACAGGATTTAGTAACAGCAAATAAGTCCGTTGAAAACCTTGTAGACGAATCAACTGCAGAGCTCGAAAAGAGCATCACGGAGATTGATGAAATCAACCGAAAGGTTAGAGCTAACCTTGACAAGGACAAAGCCGAGGAAGACGCAAGAGGTTACAGAGCCGAGTACGAGGAGCTCACAGAAGCGCTCACAGACGTTAGGAAACGCAAGGCAGCACTGCTAGACAACGCAGACCTACCACTAAAGGGGTTATCTGTTGAAGATGGCGAGCTCATATATAACGGATTTAAATGGGACAACATGAGTGGGTCTGACCAGCTCAAAGTCGCTACTGCAATAGTGCGCAAGCTGAACTCTAATTGTGGATTTGTGCTACTTGACAAGCTAGAACAGATGGACCAGGAGTCACTAAAAGAGTTTGGAGACTGGCTCGAAGAAGAAGGCTTGCAGGCAATCGCTACAAGAGTAAGCACTGGCGAAGAGTGCAGCATCATCATTGAAGATGGATATGTAAAGGGCGCTGAAGCAGAGGAAATAAATACACAAGCTTTTGAGGAACCATCGACAGCTGAATGGAAATTTTAGGAGGCTATATGAATATTACTAAAGGAAAAATCGCAAAGGCTCAAAAGGTCGTCATATACGGAGTTGAGGGAATAGGCAAGTCCACTCTTGCCTCACGATTCCCTGACCCAGTATTTATCGACATAGAGGGCTCGACAAGCAACATGGACGTTGCAAGGCTGGATAAGCCAACAAGCTACACAATGCTAAAGAATCAGCTATCATTCATCGCAGCAAATCCCACAGCGTGCAAGACGCTAGTGATTGACACAGTGGACTGGGTTGAAAAGATGGTAATCGAAGACATCTGTATGGCACACGACAAGAAGGACATCACTGGATTTGGCTATGGCGAGGGATTCATAAAACTTGAGCAAGAAATAGGCAGGTTCCTCAATAAGCTATCAGACATCGTCGAAAAGGGCGTAAATGTGATCCTAACCGCGCACGCAATCATAAGAAAGTTCGAACAGCCTGATGAGATGGGAGCGTATGACAGATATGAACTCAAGCTTGGCAATAAGACCACAGGTAAGACTGCAGCACTTGTAAAAGAGTGGGCCGACATAGTACTTTTCTGCAATTACAAAACTCAAGTATTTGCTGTAGATGACAAAGGGACAAAGCATAAGGCTCAAGGTGGTGAACGAGTGATGTATACGGCGCATCACCCAGCATGGGACGCGAAGAATAGGCACGGATTACCATTTGAACTGCCTATGAAATACGAGAGCATTGCTCACATCTTTGATGTCAAAGCTGAGCCTGTCAAAACAGAGCCGAAGGCCGAAGCACCTAAGCAAGAACTGCGTCCGGAGGATCCTATCTACGCAAAGACATACGATGATGCAATACCTCTCTCAGTGCAGGACCTAATGTCTATCAGTGAGGTCACAGAAGACGAATTGAGAGGCTTTTGGGAGAAGGTGGGACACTTCCCTAAGGATATGCCTTTTGGCAATGTGCCACAAGATTATTGGAACGTGCTGATAGCCAACTGGAACTCAGCACTTAAAGACATAGTTAACGCAAGAACAAACAAGTAATGAAAGGAATATTAAAAAATGAGCAACATGAATTTTGACAGAGAGTTTGATTGGAATGACGAAATTACCCAGGACAGCGGAGAGTTTTTACTACTACCTGAGGGAGACTACAAGTTTATCGTTGAAAGCTATGAGAGAGGCAGACATCAGCCACAACCTGGTGGAAAGCTTCCAGCATGCAATAAGGCCATCGTTAACATAATTGTAAAGACCACAGAGGGCGATGTTAAGCTCAAGCACAATCTATTTTTACACAGCTCGACAGAGGGGATGTTATCAGCGTTCTTTGGTGCCATCGGCCTAAAAAAGAAAGGCGAGCCACTCAAGATGAACTGGAACGAAGTTGCAGGCAAAGAAGGTGTTTGCAAGCTTGGACAGCGTGAATATAACGGCAACAAATACAACGAGGTTAAGCGCATGATCTACGCAGAAGATGTTGACCTCACAAAGGTGCTAAACAAGGATGTCCCAGGATTTTCACAGACAGGATTTAATGCGGAAGATTTTCCATTCTAAGGAGACAAAATGAAGTTAAGAGATTATCAAGAGGAAGCAAGAACTGCTATAGCAAACGAATGGGAGAAGGGCGTCAAGAAAACACTCCTGGTACTTCCAACAGGGTGCGGAAAAACGATAGTCTTTTCAAAGGTCGTCGAAGACAGAGTAAAACTTGGGGAGCGTGTGCTAATTTTAGCACACCGCTCCGAGTTACTTGACCAGGCATCAGACAAGCTTGCAAAAGCAACAGGCATTTTTACAGCTACAGAAAAGGCGGAACAAAGCTGCCTAAATAGCTGGTTCAGAGTGGTGGTTGGGTCTGTACAAACTTTGCAAAGACCTAAGAGGCTAGCACAGTTTGACAAAGACTATTTTGATACCATCGTCGTGGATGAGGCGCATCACTGTATTTCAGACAGTTATCAAAGAGTACTAGAGCACTTTAGCAATGCAAATGTGCTAGGCGTTACAGCAACGCCAGACAGAGGAGACATGCGCAATCTAGGATCATACTTTGAGAGCTTGGCGTATGAGTACACTCTTCCAAAGGCAATCAAAAACGGATATCTAAGTCCAATCAAGGCTTTAACAATTCCGCTTGAGCTAGACTTAAGTGCAGTATCAATGCAGTCCGGAGACTTTAAGGCAAGCGAGGTAGGTACAGCGCTAGATCCTTATCTCGAACAAATTGCAGACGAAATGCTTAAGTATTGCGTAGATAAAAAGACAGTAGTGTTCCTGCCACTTGTAAAGACGTCTCAAAAGTTTAGAGACATTCTAAACGAAAAGGGATTTAAGGCAGCGGAAGTCAATGGCGACAGCAAAGACAGAGCAGAGGTCTTAGACGATTTCAGCAAAGGGAAATACAACGTACTTTGCAATTCTATGCTTCTAACGGAGGGATGGGATGAGCCCTCTGTCGACTGTATTGTGGTTCTAAGACCAACGAAAGTGAGATCACTTTACTCGCAGATGGTCGGAAGGGGAACCAGGTTATATCCGGGAAAAGAGGATTTACTATTACTTGATTTCCTATGGCACACAGAAAGACACGAACTTTGCCATCCAGCAAGCCTTATTTGTGAAAATGAGGAAGTCGCTAAGAAGATGACCGAAAATATGGAGATTGCTGCAGGCACAGCGATAGACATAGAAGAAGCTGAGGAAAAGGCTGCGTCGGATGTAGTGGCGCAAAGAGAAGAGGCTCTTGCTAAGCAGCTAGAGGAAATGAGAAGGCGCAAGCGCAAGCTTGTGGATCCGTTACAGTTTGAAATGAGCATACAAGCAGAGGATTTGTCAACATACATCCCTTCGTTTGGCTGGGAGATGGCACCACCTTCTAATAAGCAAATTAAGGCTCTTGAAAAGTGTGGAATATTCCCTGACACAATAGACAATGCTGGCAAGGCTTCGATGATTTTAGACAGGCTAAGCAAACGCAGAGACGAAGGACTCACAACGCCTAAGCAGATTAGATTCCTTGAGGGGAAAGGGTTTAAGCATGTAGGCATGTGGCAATTCCAAGATGCAAAGAATCTAATCGATAGAATCGCTGTAAATGGATGGAGAGTGCCTTACGGAATAAATCCTGCAGAGTATAAGCCTGAAGTTAAGCCTTACTATGATAAGTATAATACGGCATCAACACACGTTGAAAAGCACGGAAATCATATAGGAGTATATGATAATTTCGGAAATAATGTAAGCAAGCAAGTGGCTGGTGCTAAAGGGTTGTGGCTCCCACATTCGGAATAGGAGATAAGAACAATGGAACGAAATCATCTTGAATTATTACAACATATCAATCCATCGCTCTTGAACTATCAAGAATGGGTGAACGTAGGCATGGCACTTAAGCAGGAAGGCTATACAGCATCTGATTGGGATTCATGGAGTGCGCAGGACAGCAAAAGGTACCATCAAGGGGAATGCTTTAAGAAATGGGATGGATTTGCAGGAAATGGAAATCCTGTGACCGGAGGAACAATATTTCAGCTTGCTATAGAGCAAGGCTGGACTCCTCCGGAGAAAACGTCACACGAGCTAAACTGGGATGACGAGATTGGAAAAGACTACAAGCTCATTGATGAGGCTTGGCTTGAAGTGAAAGAAATAAACGAACCTGATGACACGAAGTGGAATCCTGTTAAAGAGTTGATTACTTATATAGAAACACTCTTTGAAAGTACTGAAAATGTTGGATACGTCACAGAGGTTTGGAAAAAAGACGACAAGTACATGCCAGGCAAAGGCTCATACGACCGAACTGCAGGGCAACTCCTTGAAGTATTATCGAAATGCAACGGTGACATAGGCGCTGTAATCGGCGATTACAAAGAAGAAGCTGGCGCATGGATAAGATTTAACCCACTAGATGGCAAGGGCGTTAAAAACGAAAATGTGACAGACTATAGGTACACGCTCGTCGAATCGGACAGCATGGAACTAGAAAAGCAAAATGCAATCATTAGAGAGCTTGAACTTCCTGTAGCTTGTCTTGTGTACTCTGGAGGAAAGTCTATACACGCTATCGTGAAAGTAGATGCTAATAGCTATGAAGAGTACCGCAAGAGAGTAGAGTACATTTACTCTATTTGCAAGAAAAATGGCCTTGATATTGATAGCCAAAATAGAAACCCATCAAGACTTTCAAGAATGCCAGGCATTAGACGTGATGGCCGAAAGCAGTTTCTCATAGATACAAACATCGGAAAAGGCAGCTACGAGGATTGGTACAAATACATCGAGGACTTAAACGACGACTTGCCTGATCCTGAAGGACTAGAGGGGTGTTGGGATGACATGCCTGAACTTGCGCCTGAGTTAATTCATGGAGTGTTAAGACAAGGCCACAAGATGCTAATCGCTGGACCATCAAAGGCAGGCAAATCATTTGCTCTCATAGAGATGTGTATAGCGATAGCAGAGGGTACTAAATGGTTAAACTGGCAGTGCAGCCAGGGTAGAGTTTTATATGTCAATCTTGAGCTAGATCGAGCATCTTGCTTACACCGATTCAAGGACGTTTACAAGGCGGTTGGAATTAAACCTCTTAACATTAGCAATATCGACATCTGGAATCTAAGAGGCAAGACAGTACCAATGGATAAATTAGCGCCTAAATTGATTCGTAGAGCGCTTAAAAAGGGTTATATAGCAGTTATCATTGACCCTATCTATAAAGTCCTTACAGGCGACGAAAACAGTGCAGATCAGATGGCTCATTTCACGAACCAATTTGACAAGGTGGCGACGGAACTTGGTTCAAGTGTAATCTACTGCCACCATCACTCAAAAGGCGCCCAGGGCAACAAAAAGAGCCTAGACAGAGCATCAGGCAGCGGAGTATTCGCAAGAGACCCTGACGCACTCATAGATCTTATAGAGCTTGAGCTTACTGAGGAAATATATTCGATGCAGCTTAACCAGGCTAAGTGCAAGGTATTTGATGAGGCTATTCGCTCAAACAATCCAGGTTATTATGATGAGCATGTTGGACTAGACGACGCCTTGAGCTTGCCTCAGATTACAAGCCATGCAAACAGAGCGCTAACGCAAAGCGCACTTCTCAAGTGTTCTACAGAATGTAACGCAGTAGAAGATGAAATCAGAACACTGAGCGCATGGAGAGTAAGCGGAACGCTCAGAGAATTTGCTAAGTTTAAGCCGGTAAACATGTGGTTTAGATATCCAAAGCACGAGGTTGACGAGGCTGGCATTCTCACTGACATAGAGACAGAATCGGCTCAGCCAACATGGAAAAAGGCTATAGAAGAGCGCAAGAAAAATGCTAAAGAGTCAAAAGAAACTAAGCTAAATGAGTTTGAGATTGAGTTCACGAATCTTGAGTTAGATGGCGAAGTGCTTATGTCTGATTTAGCAGACGCCTTAGGTTTATCTTCCCATAGGCAAATTGGAATTTGGCTCGGAAACAGCAAGAAATCTAGGGCTGAATACAAGAAAAGATTTGAAGCATATACAGGTGAAGATGGCCAACGATATGTAAAAAGGAAAGACGTATAGGGGGTACGGCGAACCGTAAAAAATACAGTCTGCCGTATGGGTACGGCGAACCGTAAAAAATACAGTCTGCCGTATGGGTACAGACCCCTATACTACGTATAGGTGTTTACACACCCACATGCAAGCATGTACACACCCCTATGTGGTGAGGCGCTACGCTTACGCCTCGCCCACACATAGGAGTGGTCATACATGCACCGCGCGAGAGGAGGTAAAGTGATTGAATTTTTTATGGCGATGATTCCGCCAACAAAAACACATCAGGAAAAAAGAGCGACTATATGCTCAGATAAAAAAATTAGATTTTACGAAGATGAGGAACTAAAAGCTGTAAGGCAAAAACTAAAAGCTCACCTGGCAAAATTTAGACCCAATCGAAAAGCAGTAGGTCCGGTAAGGCTAGTAGTGAAATGGTGTTTCCCAATCAAGGGCAAGCACAAAAACGGCGAGTGGAAAATAACTAGGCCTGATGTGGATAACTCAAACAAGCTTTTACAGGATTGCATGACTGACCTCGGATTTTGGAAAGATGACGCACAGGTAGCAAGTCTGATATGCGAAAAGTTTTGGGCAGTGATACCAGGCATATGGATAAGAGTTGAGGAGCTGGACAATGATACGAACTAAGAAAAGCAAAAAGCAAAAAAGACCAATCGAGCAGGTCCCTCGTTTTGAAATCATAAAATTGCAAAACCTACTGCACATATCAATCATGGTGTGAGTGCTATGGACCGTGTACGGCTGGAGAGAGAAACGCATTGGATACTTTCTTGAAGCGTACATGAGTCTGCTCGGAGAGGTATGGGACCAGAGGTGCACGGTCAATCAGATGATAGACGGCACGAAAGACATGACTGGTCACGATATAAGGCAGCTAGTAGACGACATGATCAAGTATGGGAGGTAGCAATGAAATGCGAACTATGCGGAAAGCGAATCAACGAATACGGCAAGTACAGTGCAGTTATAGGCAACAAGGAAGTAAAT